CGGAGGAACATTTTCCATGAACAACATCCACTGCATCCCTGTCGGCAACGGCGAGCCTCTGCATGAGTGCCACACGCTCTGCTGGTGCCATCCTGTGAAAGACCCCGAAACGAAGAACCTCTACGCCCACAACGCCAAAGACTGCCGCGAGAAGTGGGAGCGCCAAGGACTCGACATGCCGCCGCAATCGCTGTGGGTGACGGTTGAGGAAAAACTGAACGCAATAGGTGAGGCACAGCCTCCCGCCAAAAATCTATGAATACACCAAAAGACTCAACGGGAGGCTGTTGTCCTCCACCGCCTTGTTCGGCTGATCCCTTCTTGGAGGGGATCAGTGATAAAATCCGCCGAGGGGAACCTGTCAGAATCATGGAAGCTCTTGCAGCGATTGAATACCAGTCTGCAAGAAAGGTGCTTCCGTGGTGGCGCAAGGATGCTCTTGGATGGCCGATTGAAACCTTCAAGGGTAAGCCAGTGAAGTCAGCAATCCGCGTCATCTGCCAAAATATCCGCAAGGTGATATTCAAGCCGAACGCCTAGCGCAGCCACCGGCGGGCGATACGCCTGAAACCTCAACCTCACAATAAAATGTCATCGAAGAAAAATACTCCCGCAATCCGAGACGACCAAGGCAGGATCACCACAATCCTGACGATGGCGGACATCTACGAATATAAAGGCTTCACCTTCGAGGTGCATCGCTACTGCGGCCCGTGCAAGCTCAAGAAAGACTGGGAACCTGCCGCCTGTATGGGTCGCCGCTTCTGGAAAGTCTGGAGCGAGTGGGACAAACTCACCAAGGAGGAAAAAGCCGAAACGCAAATCTCTGGATGAACACGGCGTCAAAGCCTCCGTTTTCCCCGATATCGCAGGCAATATTGAACCCTGATACTACAGCGAACGTGGACCTTGAATGCTGACTCGAACCGTGCATTATTGCGAAACACATGCTTAGTGGACCCCACATGAAATTTGCTGAAGGCATCGCCAGCGGCCTGAACCAGACGGAGGCTTACCGGGCTGCGTATCCTGATGCTTCGGAGGACTCAGCGCGGGGAAATGCGCCTCGACTGATTACAAATGATGACATCAAGGCAGAGATCGCACGACTAAGGCAAGGCATCGCAAAAGAGTTCTCAATGACCCGCGCTGAGTGGCTGGAGCAGTTTAAACAGCTTGCTGGTAAAGCTGAGGACGTTGGAGAATTGGCCGTGACTAGGGCTTGCCTTCGGGAAATCGGCCTGGCCATGCCGGGCTGGTATGCTCCGGCTGGAGTGAAGCTGGAAGGGGATGTCGAGATCAACGTGACCATTGGGACGTGATTGCACATGAGCAGCACATGAGTTCCCGCAAGATCAACATCAGCATCATTCCCCGTGCCCATTTTCGCGCTTATCTGACACGCTCTGAGCGATTCTCCTGCATCGTGGCTCACCGTAGGGCAGGCAAGACGTATGCCTGCATCCAAGACCTTCTGGCGCGTGCTTTGACGTACAAGCGCCCCGGCCCTCCTACACGGTATGCCTACATCGCTCCTACCCGTGACCAGGCCAAGGACATCGTGTGGGGCTATCTCACTGCGTTCTGCGAGGGGATCCCCGGAGTGGTCGCCAACCGTGCGGACCTGTCCATGACGTTGCCCAATGGGGCATCCATCCGGCTTTACTCTGGTGACTCCTACGACCGCATGCGCGGACTGTACTTCGATGGCGTGGTGATCGATGAGCCTGCGGACATTGATCATGAGGCATGGGCTTTCGTGGTGCGCCCCTGCCTGAGCGATTATCAGGGATGGGCGACTTTTATCGGCACGCCCAAGGGGCAGGATGCATTCTATGATATCTGGAAAGCCTCTGCCAACGATCCTGCGTGGTTTTCCCTGGTGCTCCGTTCCAGTGATTCCGGTATTATTCCGGCGCTTGAATTGAAATCGCTCCGGGCTGGTATGCCTGACTACGCCTATCGACAGGAGTACGAGTGCGATTTCACCGCGCCGATACCGGGTGCCATTTATGCCGAGGCACTCGACAAAGCGAGGGAAGAGAAACGTATTGGCACCCTGCCCATTGATCCCAACGCGCTGGTGCATACCGTGTGGGACTTGGGAGCACCACAGCAGACGGTCTGCTGGTATTTCCAGATTGTGGGCAGGTACATCCGGTGGCTGGACGTGGATGACGGTGGCGACGAGACGATCATCCAGAGGGTGGCTCGGATGCGGGCCAATGGGTATCTCTATGGGTCGCATTACTTCCCTCATGATGCTTTGCAAACCGAGCGCACCGGGCGCACTTTGGCGATGGAATTTGCCGCAGCATGGCTGAAACAGAACGTGGAGCACACGGTCAAGACGGACGAACTGAGGGCAAACATGAAGTTCATCCCCCGCTGCCATGACATCTGGGTGGGGATCAACCGGGCCAAGCAACTGTTCCCAATCATGGAGTTCCGAGAGCCGCAGTGTGCCGGCGCTCTGGCGCTACTGGGACGCTACCGCACCCGGCCTGAGAAGGACGGTGCGAAGACATCGCCTGAGCCTATCCACGACCGCAGCAGCCACGTTGCCGACCCGATACGCTACGTGGCCGAGGCCGAGCTTGCCGGGATGATCGCCTTCAAGGGGGCGAGTGAACCTGAATGGACGTATCAACGGGAGCGCCGGTCACGCCGGGGGGCAGCACCGCAACGGGTGGGAGGCTGAAGGTTCGAGTCAGCACTATGTGCTTGACTTTCCAGAACCATAAAGCAAACTGGCGACGGATCGAGTGCGGCCCCACAAGGACTACCCGCTCTCCATCGCACAGCCAGCCGTGCCCAGGGTGCCCTGATTAGCCGGAAGCGAACAACGACAGCGAACCCGGCAGGTTCGAGTCAGCACTCCTTCCAAAATCATGGGCTTAGATGTAATCCCGACTCACTACACTACCGAATACAATCAGAACTGGATTTCCCGCACTCAACAGGTTGCTCAACGTCTCGCGCCTTTTGTTGATGTGATTTCCTTCAACGGGGAACGCAAGCGCTTCGACCGTGTTCAGCCATCTGTCAGCCGTCGCCGGACTGAGCGCAATGCACCGACTCCGGTTTCTGCCGCAACCAGCGATTCCCGCTGGGCTTACCGTCAGTTCTTCGATATCCCAGCCCGATTGCTGGATCCAAGCGACGCCATGAACCTTGGTTCTGTCACGCTTCCCACCTCTCAGTATATCGAGGACGACGCCAAGGCTTACAATCGCGACAAAGACGACCTTGCTTGCAGTATCGCTCTTGATCCGGTCAAGACGGGGGAACTTGGCACCACCACCTCGGCGCTCCCTGCTTCCCAACAGATTGTCAATGGTGGCACTGGTCTTACTCTCGCCAAGCTCATCACGGCCAACGAAATCCGTTTGGCCGCTGAAATGGAGGACAATGTTCCCTGGGTTCTGGTTGTCTCCGCTCAACAGATTTCCAACCTGTTAAACACGACCGAAATCAAGTCGAGTGACTACAACACGATCAAAGCGCTGGTTGCTGGTCAGGTTGATTCCTTCATGGGGTTCAAGTTCGTGATTAACCGCCGCCTTCCCAAGGTTGGCACGACCCGGACCTGCGTTGCCTGGGCGAAGGGTGCCATCAAACTGATTGCCGGCGGGATGCGCTCTGACATCAGCGTGCGCAAAGACCTGTCCATGGCCACTCAGGTCTACAGCCAGTATGAACTGGGCGGAACCCGCGTGCACGATGAAGCCGTCATTCAAATCGATTGCACCGAAACCTAATCCCCAACCCCTGAATACCTTATACCATGGGCTTTTTCAATACTTCCCTCTATACCGCACAGGATGCGGCCCGCACCAATACTTCCCGTTTGGCTGCTCAAAACATCGGCTCTGGTGATGTTCAATTCGCGTATATTCCCTATACGCTGGTTGGCACTGAAACCATTGTTTCTCTGGCCGCTGGTGCGACTACGATCAATAGCACGACCGTTACCGTTACCAGCACGACCGGCGCAACTGCCGGGATGGCTATCACCGGAACCGGCATTCCTTTGGGTGCTACCATCGCCAGTGTGACCAACGGCACCACTTTGGTTCTGTCCACTCCTGCCACTGCAACCGGTTCTGGCCTGACGCTCTCCGCGTTCGATGTCATCAACCTGTGCACCCTGCCGGTCGATGCTATTGTCATTCCCGGTTTGTGCCACGTCACTTGCCTTGCTGACCCCGGCACAGCTTTGACGCTCAATATCGGGTCCATTGCCGCTCCAACGGGAATCGCCGCCTCCATGGCGCTTACCGTGCAAGGCACCGTTTACAGTGCCATTGCTGGTGGCACGATGCCTGCTTGGCTGACTCCTACTCCGTTGGTTCCTGATGCCACGCCTATTCCGGCTCTGGCAAACACGAACAACGTTGTCATCCGTGCTGCCATTACGGTGGCAACGTCCCTCTCGGCTTCAACGGGAATGGTCTTCTGCATCGCCTACAAGATCGCAAAATAATTGGTTAGTGTTTCATGTGTTGGGGGCGGGATGGTGCAAGCTGTCCCGCCCTTTTTCCTTATTAAGTTATGCCATCATCCACAACGGATCGAGATATCTGCAACCGGGCGCTTGGGCGGCTGGGGGAGGAGCGGCTGGGACTCACCGGGCTGGCAGAAAACACGCCAGCAGGCCGGGCTTGTTACCTGCATTATCAGCCAACTGTGGATGAGGTGCTGCGGTCGCACCGATGGAATTTTGCGCAGTCCCGCGTTGTGCTGACTCCGGCTCCGGTGCTCACACTGACAGTCAACACCACGCTTTCGACTACTGTTCTGACAACCTCGACGACTCTGAGAGTGGGGCAGGGCGTAACCGGCACCTCGATTCCAACGGGGGCGACCATCACGGCGATTTCCTCCGGGGTAAATTTCACACTTAGCGTTGGCCCAACGGTTGCCGTGACCAATAATACCCTGACCCTGACCCCGTATTACGGAACGTCAGTGACCCAACCGGCATTTGGCTGGACTTATTCCTACTCACTACCGGGCGATTTCATCCGTGCTCTGGAAATCAACGAGTCAGATGAGAATGGTAGCTGGACGATTGAAGGGCAGCGGCTGCTCACCGACGAGACGACGGTCAACCTGGTTTATGTGGCCCGCCCTGCGGCTGATTCTGCCGGGACATGGGACACGCTTTTCCAGGAGGCTATCGTTCTCAAGCTGGCATCCAAGCTGGCAACCACACTGCGAGGTTCGGCATCACAGGTGCCTGATCTGCTCACCGAATACGAACGCCTGATCGGTCCGCTGGCCCGGCGGGTGGATGCCAATGAAGGCCGCGAGCGCCAGCCGTTGTTGCCTCTGCGGTCTCAGTTTGTCGCGGCCCGATACCAAGGCGTGTAATTTATGGCTATCCACTCTCTCCAGGCTTCTTTCAATGCTGGCGTATTGACCCCGCTGCTCGATGCCCGCGTGGGAGTCGAGAAATACGCCAATGGATGCCGGATCCTGCGCAATGCGGTGGTCTCGGTGCATGGGCCTGTGACCAAACGGCCCGGTTTGGAGCACCTCGGGATGGCTGACACAGCGGCTATTCCTCCGCGTTTGCTGGGGCTGAACTTCTCCGCAACGACATCCTTTGTTGTGGAGATTACGCGGGGAAAGTTCCGGTTCTGGAGCGATGGGCAATTAGTGGCATGGACATTGGCTCATCCTTATTCTGATTCAGACATTCAGGATTTGCAGGCTGCTCAGGTTAATGACGTGATTTACTTGACGCATCCGAGTTACAATCCCCGCATTCTGGAGCGGTATGGCAATCTTGACTGGCGACTGCGGGAGATTCACCAGCCTGCAACGGGGTGGACGGCTCCAAGCCCTACGACTCCCGCCACGGGGAACGCGGTTCAAGAGCGATGGGTGGTTACGCCCGGTTCCCTGACTACGGTTGCCTTGGCCGCTGCCTATGCGGACGCCAATGCGGCCAGCGAAAATATTCCTGCCTCTGGTACTCCCTACGGCTCAGGAAACCAGTATTTTGCCAGTATTGCCCGGCTCCGTGGCTGGTTCGTTCCACCGACGACCGGCACTTATAAATTTCAGGCAAATGG